TGCCCGCTGACGTACCAGCAGGAGGGCCGCCGGATTCTGGCGTGCGTGAACGCGCTGCCGCTGGTCTACATCTGGGAGAACAGCAATCCGGGCACTTGGGACGATTCCATGGTCGAGGCGGCAGAGATCCTCATGGCTGGCGCCATGGCCTATCCGGTGACGTCGTCCACGACGCTGCGCGACAGCCTCAACCAGGAGGGGCAGTTCAAGCTGAAGGTGGCAAAGGCCATCGACGGCCAAGACCAGCCGCCGGAAGAGTTCGGCGATTCGCCCCTGACCATGGCTCGGTTCTGAGGGGGACGGCATGCCGCGCATCAGCACCATCCAAACCAATTTCACGGCCGGCGAGATCTCCCCGAAGGTGCGGGGCCGCGTCGATATCGCACGCTACCAGAACGGCGCCGAGGCCCTGCGCAATGTCATCGTGAACGTGTACGGGGGGGCCGAGCGCACACCCGGCACGCGCATGATCAAGCCCGTGAAAAACGAAGCGGACCGGACGCGCTCGGTACCTTTCGTCGTCAGCCGGGACGTTTCTTATGTCCTGGAGCTGGGGAATTTCTACATGCGCGTCTTCAGGGCCAGCGCCGGCCAGATCGTCATCGGCTCCGTTCCCTATGAAATTGCCACCCCCTGGTCTGTGGCCGCGGTCTGGGAACTGCGATACGCCCAGAAGGACAACACGATGTTCTTCACGCATCCGCAGGTTCCGCCGCAGATGCTGCAGCGCCTGACGGAGACGAACTGGCGCCTGCGCGCGGTGCCGTTTTCTGTGCTGCCATTCGCCGAGATCGGAATTTCCCATCTGTTTCAGATGACAATCAGCGACCCCACGATCGGCCCCGCACGTACGGTCAGCACGCCGTCTCCCGCATTCTTGAATAGCGATGTGGGACGCCAGATCATCGCCGGCCCCGGCATCGCCAACATCACCGGGTTCATCGACACCCAGAACGTCGTGGTGGATGTCGAATCCGAGTTCCTGTCCACGGTGGTGGGCGCCGGCGACTGGATCCTCGCCGGTTCGCCGCAGGCTCCCGTCAAACCTTCGGAAAAAGGGACCGTCGGCAAGACGATTTCCATCACGATGCAGTCCACCACGACGCCGGGCACACCGCAGCCCAAGAAGACGATCACCAACCTTGTGCTGCAGGCCCCGACGGTGGCGCGGGCGACCGTGCCGGCGCATGGCTACAGCTCAGGAAACCTCGTTCGGGTCGAGGATTGCGACCCCGTCGATTACAACCAGCAGGAAACCATCACGGTCGTGGACCCCAACCAGTTCGAATATGACGTCCCCGGCTCGCCGTCGCCGCCCACGGTGCTGGGCACCGCGCAGATGATCCCCGGATCGGTGACCACCGGCTACGACGGATTCCGGCCGGGCGATGTGGGGCAGTACCTGCGCATCAACCGCGGCCTGGTCCTGATCACCGAGTACGTCGACGCGCGAACCGTTCGTGGTGTCGTGCGTGCTGACCTGGATTCGGACGTGGAGGCGCCCGCTGGCGCCTGGTCGCTCGAGCAAAGCGTGTGGGGTGCGCAGTATGGATACCCCAAGGCGGTGGCCATCAACCAGCAGCGCCTGGTGTTTGGCGGCACGGAGCGCGATCCGAATGGATGCTGGGGCAGCCGCACTGGCCTGTACTTCGATTTCACCATCGGCGACTTGGACACCGATGCCTTCTTCTACGCGCTGGACGGCGAGAGCAATGGCATCCAGCATCTCGCCAGCGTGCGCGCGCTGCTGGCGCTGACGCTGGGCACAGAATGGACGCTGGCCGGCGGCGTGGAGAAGCCGCTCACGCCCACGAACGTGCAGGCGAAGGACCAGAGCGTCTACGGCACGACGGACGTGCGGCCGGCCCGTATTGGAGACGAGCTGGTCTTCGTGCAACGGGCCGGCACCAGCGTGCTTGCCATGTCGTACAGCGTCGCGACGGATTCGTACCGCTCACCCGATTTGACGATCCTGTCTGAACACCTGCTGAGTTCGGGCGTCGTGGATATGGCCTATCAGCAAAAGCCTATGTCGATCCTGTGGTGCGTCTGCGCTGACGGTTCCCTGGCCACCATGACCATAGATCGGGACGAGGGTGTGATCGCCTGGACGCGACAGGAAACTGACGGGGCCTTCGAAAGCGTCTGCGTGGTGCCGGCCGGCGCCGTGGATGAAGTCTGGGTGACCGTCCGGCGCTCCGTGAATGGAGCCACCCGCCGCTACATGGAACGTTTCGACCCGGCGGCCTACTGCCATTCAGCGGCCTTCGGTGAGGATCCTGCGGGCAGGCGGGTCTGGGGTGGATTGGACCACCTCGAGGGCAAGACGGTGGTGTGCAACGCCGACGGCGCGAAGCAGCCGCCGATGATCGTGAGCGGCGGCGAGGTCACCTTGCCGCGCGACGCCAAGAAGGTTCAGATCGGGCTGCAGGTCATCCCCCGCGTGAAGCTTTTGCGGCCTGAAATTGGTACGCCCACGGGAACCGCCCAGGCCAGCAGCATGCGGCCCCATGAGTTCTACGCGCTGTTCCTGAACACCGTGGGGACCTATATCAACGGCTTGCCCGTGGGCCTACGCAAGTTCGGCCCGGGGATTCTGGACGAGCCGCCCATGCCGTCTACGGGCTGGGAGGGCGTGGGCGCCACTGGTTGGGAGAAAGGCGAGATGCACACCGAATTCACGCAGCCCGACCCGCTGCCGTTCCACCTGCTCGCCGTCGTGCGGAAATGGACGACCAATGATTAGGCACGCTACCCATTCCGACATCAATGCGCTGCTGCCGCTGGCTGCGGCGATGCATGCCGAGTCCAGGTTTCATGCTCTGGATTTCGACCAGAACAAAATGCGCGCCCTGTTCGAGCACCTGGCCGGGAACGAGAACGGCTGCCTGCTCACGGTTGAGCACGACGGCGCCCTGCACGGAGTGCTGGCCGGCGGCCTGGCGCAGGACTTCTTCGGCAACACCGTGGCCGCCTTCGAATACGGCGTCTACGTGGCGCCGACGCGGCGCGGCTCGATGGATGGCGTGCGGCTGGTGAAAACGTATCTCGCCTGGGCCCGAGGCCGGGGCGCGGTCTACATCAACATGGGGGTCACGACCGGCGTGACGACCGACCGGACAGGCGCGCTTTACGAACGGCTGGGCGCGCGCAAGGTCGGGGATCTCTATTCCTGGGGGTTGTGAAATGGGATGGTTTGCATTGGCCGCGATGGCGGTGGGAACGGTTCTTCAGGCCCAGAGCCAGGAGGAGCAGGGCAAGCAGCAGCAGGCGCTGGCGAACGCGCAGGCGGATCAGCAGGACATCCAGGCCGCGCAGGAGCGCGACGCCGCGATGGCCCAGGCCGAGAAGATCCGGCGCGCTGGTCGGCGCCAGGCTTCGGAGGCAGAGGCCGCCTACGCCGCGTCGGGGGTATCGGTAGGCACCGGGACGCCTGTGCGGGTGAACGAATCGATCTACCGCGATTCCGAGGAGGACGCTTTCAATACGATTCTCACGGGTGAGCGCCGCGGCAGGTCGCTGAACACCGAAGCCAATCTGACGCGCACCTCTGGCGCGAACGCGCGCAGCGCGGGCAACACGGCCGCCACCAGCAGCCTGCTGAGCGGCGCCGCGCAGTACGGCATGTGGAAATACAAGGGGTCTACGAAATGAGGATTCCTGTCGGGAACTTCGGAAACCAGGTCGCCCAGCCCGCGCCTGGCGTGAACGTGCCCACGGGCGCGTATGTCACTGGCAAGGCCGCCGCCCTGCAGCAGGCTGGCCAGCAGATCGCTGGTATTGGGGCGGATCTGCTGGAGACGCACAGTCGCGCGCAGACCTTGCGCCAGCTCACCGAATCCAAGGGCGCGCTCATAGATCTACAGGATCGGATATCCCGGTCCGTGGAGGCCGGGGAGCTGGACCCCACCAAGGCGCAGGGCGCCTGGGATGAGCAGTCGCGTAAGCTGATGAGCGATCAGCTATCCAAAGTGGCCATGGGCCAGCGGGAGACCGTCGGCGCGCAGTTGGGTGAACTGGAGCAATCCCTGGGTTTTCGGGTGCGGGACACGGCGACGAAGCGCGTGCAGCAGAATATCGGCGGCGAACTGACGGCGCTGGG